AAAGCCTCTATACACCTCGCTCACAGCGTACAATGGGAACCTGTTGAAAATTCCTTGATTTTTTTCCCTTCATGGTTACAACATGAAGTACAAACAAATTACTCTAATGATGACAGAGTTATTATTAGTTTTAACATAAATTGGAGAAACGAAGATGCCGATAGTTGAACCCGCTGAATTACTAGGACACATTACAACAGAGGATGGAAGAAAAATTCCACATTATAAAGTAAAAACTGAAACCACTATTACACATGTAGATACAGGTGTTGAGTATAACTCAGAAGAAGAAGCTCAAGCTGATGTGGATAATCCAGGAACTTCTACAACTGCTGAAAAAATTAAAAGAGATGTAAAAGTATTTGCTCCTTCTTTAGCAGACATGTTAGGTGAAGCTGCTGAATAATTAAGCGCTACACGCTTCACATTCCATATCAGAATCTAAACCCGTTACTATAACAGTCGCATCGGAGTTATGTGGCTTACCTTGAATTGTATGTATGTGAGGGATTTCTTTGTGATTTAATAATTCTTTTTGTAGTCTTTCATTTTCTCTTTCCACTGCTAATAAACGTTCGTGGTAACGACTCACCTTATCAGCAAGGGTAGCTATAGCCTTCAATACTTCTTGATTTTCCATAATATCTCCTTGATTTATAATTTTTGGGTGAGATCTAATTTAAACACATGTATGAAATAGATCAAGAAATCTTTTATAAATTGTTTTCTTGACAAAAAGAAAAAGTTAAAAATAGAATACTATTCGTCGGTTATAGCGCCGTGATCACCATTAACTAGAGCCGCATATAAATCTTTTCCATGCTGTTCTGCATCATTAGGATTTGCTGTAAACGGCTGCCATTCCTGTGTGTTGTCTCCTAAGTGTGACCATTGTGTCTCACAGTCTATAACTCTAAAATTAGAGCCATCTTCTTGAACATGTGCCTCACCATTTGCTTTTCTTGGCGTGTGCCATTTTGGATTTCTTACTCCTATTAATGTTGTATTCATATTCTATTCATCTCCTTATGATGTTCTTAACCACGCAGTTGTTCTTTGTTCTACATTACCTCCGCCTGAGACAACCCCTCTACAAGACCATGTTCCAGATGGTATAGAAACATCAGTAGAGCCACCAGCAGCCTGACCTGCCTCTAAATTACTACCAGCAGTTGTTTGTCCTGGGTTACGGTCAGTTGGATTCAGGTGCATTTGACAAAAAGCATAAGAGCCAACAGTGTTATATGAAATACTAGCAGTTGCCGTTCCTACGTTCGCCGCACTTGGCGCTGGTAAATTTGTTATATTACTTCCATTAATCGCACTAGCAGTTCCTGTTAAGGTACTTGCCTCTAAAGTCTGTGTTCCTGTGACTGTTGTACCGCCTACTATTAAAGCCATTATTTTACCTCTTCTAAGTTAAATTTATATTTTTTACCATTTAATCTGTTTAAGATAAAGAGGTTTTCTTCTCCCTCTTGAATAGTCCAAGAACCTCTTGTTCCATCAACTTCATTATCTCTTGTTTTGGTGTTATTTAAATTTATGTCACCTGTATATATATCTCGCCATTGCTTAGTTCCAGAACCTAAATCTTGCGCATCATCAGAGGTTGGTAATACATGATTATTAAATATTGCTGTCCCTGCATCACTTCCATCTAATGTTAACATAGTTATATCAGAAGTATTATCAGTTCCTTTAAAGATAATATCAGTGTCATTTCCTTGTGCGTCAATTGTAATATTACCAGCAGAAGTAGCTAAAGTTGAAGCTGCATCACCTGTAGTAATATCATCTAAAGCTGTTGCTGTATCAACAGTAGCAAAAGAAAGAGTTCCTGAACCATCAGTTTTAATAAATTGTCCTGTTGAACCATCTCCTGTTGGAAGTGTCATAGAAGTAGTACCAAAACCAATAGCATCCATACGAACTGTGCCATCAAAGAAAGCGTCTTTGAATTCTAAAGATGAAGTTCCAAGATCTATATCATTATCTGTAGAGGGTGATAAAGCACCATCGGATAACGTTATTTGATTTGCATTGGCAACTTTAAAAGTCACCACATCATCAGAAGCTGCTGAAATAGTTGTGTCTGCATCAGCATCTAAAGTTAATGTTTGACCGTTAAGATCTACTGGAGCAGTTACTGTTCCTGGGCCTGCAAAAACATCATACCAGTTTGTTCCGTCCGTAGCTACTAATCTAGTAGCACCGTTTTCAATAGTAAGAGTGTTTCCTGAAGCTCCTAGTCTTGCAGTCATTGCATAAGGACCAGAAGATCCTGAATCTGTTGTAGCGTTGGTAATTAAATAAATTTTTTGTGTAGCAGGAAATTGTGCTATTCTTACCGCACCATGTGCACCAGTTAATCTTATGTGAGCATTTCTTGCTTGGTTATTAGCTTGTGATTGTGGTCCATCAGCATTTGTAAGTGTAGTTACAGCAGCGTCTCCACATGCCACATTTACCACACCAGCAATACTAAACTCTAATGATTGTGAAAAATTGTTGTTTGTAATAGTTCCCCAAGTTCCAGAATTTTCTCCAGAACCTTGTAGCTCTATTCTTAAACTTGTTGAATATGTTGAACTCATCTAATCTCCTATATAATTTTTAATATTTAAATTAAAGTTTGTCAAAACTTTTATGCGGCTTGATGAACTTCAGTCCAACTTATATCCGAGTTAGAGTCATCCACAGCAGACCAAAAAGTCCCTTGTAAAGTCCCTGTGCTACTTGTAGCAGAAACACCTGTTAGTGTCAAAGTAGAACTTCCTACTACTGTCAAAGTTCCAATATTAGATGTAGCAGAAACACCTGTTAAAGCATAGCTTGATTCTTGAGTTTCATCGCCTAAACTCGCTGTTAATGCATTTCCTGTTGCAGCTACCGTTGCACCCGCTGTTACTGTTTCACTTACTTCTCCTAAACTCGCTGTTAATGCATTTCCTGTTGCCGTTACTGGAGCAGAACCTGAAACAGTTTCTGTTCCAAGGCTAGGTGTAATTGCAATACCCGAAGGTGTAACAACAGATGTACCTACGACAGTTAAAGATCCAAGACTTGAAGTAATAGCATTACCAGAAGGAAAAGCCGTTTTACCTATTTCAACACTAGCTGTGCCTATACTAATATCTAATTCAGGTTCACTCGCAGCTACAACAGTTAATTGTGAATCTCCTGATATTGAGAAAGTTCCGATAGATGATGTTGAACTAACACCAGTTACAAATACTGATGTGCCTGGTGTGTTTGTAGAAGCAGTTAATCCAATACCTGAAATGGTCGGAGCAACAGAAATGTTTACTGTTGGTGAACCAGTTGCAGTAGTGCCTTGTACACCCGTAAATGCATAAGACTGAGAAGTTATATTCCAAAGATTATCACTCCATCCAAGAGTAACACCGCTATCACCTGCTACACCTCTGTTCCATCCTGACTGAAATAAAGTAGCAACAGTTTCATCACCAAGTGATGCTGTTGTTCCAATACCAGTTAAAGTGTGAGTTGAAGAACCTGTTACAGTTTCGGTGCCAAGAGCAGAAGTAATTGCATTACCTGTAGCAGTTGCATTAGCCACACCAGTACCGACAGCAGTTCCTGTAGTAGAGGTAGCGCTTACACCAGTAAGTGTAATGTTACAATCGCCCGTAAGCGTTAACGAACCTAGAGATGACGTGAGGCCATTACCTGTTGCGGCAACGGGTGCGAATGTATTCCATGCACCCGAATTCCAGGTTTGTCGGCCCCATCCTTGGACGGTGGCCATGAATTATCTCCTTATGCTATTCTTAGAATTGCAGCAGTTGATTCAGCAGCAGGGAACGTAATTGTAAATGTTCCTGAAGTTGAAGTTTTAACTGCGCCAAAATCTAATACGCAAACGGATGCGTTTGTTGTTAAGCCAGATACAGTTGAACTATTATAAATAACAGCAGCTTGCGCTGAAATAGTTGCACTTGTAAATGAAACATCTGCGAAGTCACATACAGCGGCATCACTTGATAATGTTGGCGTAACAGATGTTAACGCTCCACCACCTTCAGCATAAGTGCCTGATGCACCTACTTCGTCAGTTTGTTGAAATGCAGTTGTTGCTTTGCTTAAAGTTGCTTCGTTATCGTATAGTGCTAGTTTAAAAGCGTTCCCTGTCGTTGCCGTAAAATTGTGTAGGCCTTTCAGGATCTCCACTTTAAAACTGTTACATACAGCTTGAGTAATTGCCATAATAATCTCCTATGGGTTCCTTGATTCGAGAGGGATACGAATAACGCCGTCCCGAAATTCGTCTCTACGATCACGCCCCATCTCATATGTGGCTAATGCTTGTACAGACTGATTATACATTTTATCGTAGTATTGTATCATATCCGCTGGACCTTTCAAGTATCCAAGTGCTTCTAAAATACAACCATACAATAGCACGTTCGGAGCATTTTGACTTAACCAAGTTGATGTATTTGAACTTGTTAAGCCAGCAGGCTTGTACGTGTATGCGAGCTCTACAGTTAATGCAGCGTTCGGGGTCGGCGCGAGATAGTGTGTGTCTTGGTCCCACATCGCATAAAATTTAGGCGTTGCGGTATCAGTTCTATCTGGTGCGTATTCATTCATAAACGAAATATCTTTCTGTATCAAGTAAGTTCTATCATCGTTACTATCTATCAACTGTACATATCTCGTTGCTTCCCAATCAGAAGGAAGCGGTAAAAAAGGATTATTAATTGTCAGTGTTGCTGTGTCATATTTTCTGTAATAATTTAAATCAACTGTTCTTCTTACTTTATCTTCTATAGATTCAATAAAAGGTTGAATAACAGCATCTGAAAGCACTGTAGTAGTTGTTTCTGTATAATTTCGTACGTTATCTGTTAAATCGGAATAATCGGTCATGACGTGCTCACTGTAACATTACCTACGCGAGAATTCAACTGTGTAGGTTTATTTGGTTGTTGTACACTTAAAGGCATCATGCTTTTTTGTGTAGAGGCATAAGCTACCCCATTTGCATAGTAATTGGTAACTGGCATGTCAAGCGTTTGAAACTGATTAACTGTTAATCCAAATCCTTCTCCATCATAAGC